GCTTGTGGTCCGGGTTGGCGCCCGGCTCGCCGACCTTCGGATACAGATCCGCGTGCGGCAGGTACAGCACCAGGTGGCCGCCCTCGCGTACGATGCGCCACCATTCGCGCAGTGCCGCCTGCCAGTCGACGATGTGCTCCAGCAGGTGCGAAGAGAACACGCACGGCGCCCAGCCATCGGCGAACATCGGCAGCCGGGCGGCGTCCTTGACCACCATGTCCGGCTTCATGGCCACGCCGAAGAGCGCCGTATCCTTGGTGGAATCGAGGCCGACCATCATCGGCCAGACCTTGCTCGCACCGCAGCCGATGTCGAGGCCGCCCTGCGCGCACAGGGGCAGCACCTCGTACCGGATCTTGTCGCTCTCGAAGCCCTGCGGTCCGTCAGCTCGCCACATTGTTATTCCACCACCACCAGAACGGCAACTTGGGAGCCGCCGGGGTTTCCCGATCGGCTTTGCCCTGCGTGCCTTTGGCGAGCGCCGGTTCGTCCCGGCGCTCGGCGAAGGCCACCCCGGCGGGCGCCGGGGTGGGTTGCTTCTTGGTGCGCTTGCCGATCAGAGCAGGTCCTCGATCTTGGCGAACGCGGCGGGCAGGCGGATGCCGAAGTCGGCGAACTGGTTCAGCACGATCTTCACCTGGCCGGTGTCGGCCTTGGAGTACGGATCGACCGTGATGTCCGGCGCGCCGAAGAGGCCGACGACGCCCATCGACCAGTCGGCCGAGAAGATCGCCGCGGAGCACACGGTCGTGCTGGTGCCCTTGGTGAGGTTGCTCGGCACGTTGTTGCTGATCGCCACGCGGTAGCCGTTGAGGGGCTGCGCGCCACCGTCCCACAGGAAGGGCAGGTTGGCGCCCTTCTGCACGGTCTTGAACTGCCCGCGCTGCTTGGTGTTGGTGAGGTAGCCCGCCAGGCGGTCCGGCTCGGCGTTGCTGTTGGCGCAGGCCGATTCCAGCGCCACCACGTTCGCCCAGGTGACCGTGCCGCCGTTGGTACCGGCGGTGGCCGTGCCGATGTTCGACGTGTAGCGGATGCCGGTCATCTGCGGCGCGGTACCGGTGCCGTTGATCACCTGGTTCTCGATCTGCACCGCCACGCCCTGCAGCAGGTCGTCGCGGATCATGTTCTCGAGCGAGATCGCGGACTGGATCAGCGCCTGCTTGGAGACCTCGACGTAGGCCGTCTGACGCTTGGGCGACAGCGTGACCTTGGCCGTATTCGGGTTGGTCTCGGAGGCGGAGCCGACTTCCGACGTGGTGCCGATGGTCGAGGCGCTCGACTTGCGCGGCATGTCGATGTCGCCGGTGAGGCCGGAGAGGAACATCACGCCCAGCTGGTTCAGTACCAGCTTGTTGCGCAGCACGTCGACGTAAAGGTCGTCGCGCAGGTAGGTGGGCTTGAGGTTGCCGGCTTCCGAGCCGGTGCCGACGTTGAAGTCACGGGCGAAGACCTCGTTGGGGACGAAGAAGCCCTCCGCCTCGCGGCCAAGGATCTTGGCCACGGCCTGCGAGCACTCGCGCTCGAAGCCGGCACGCGACCAGTCGCCGGTCATCTGCGCGGTCAGCGCGCGGCCGAACGAGTAGCGGCGCTTTTCCGAGCCGGTCATGCCGACCTCGATGGGCGCGGCGTCGGTATGGGCCGACTCCAGCTTGCCCATGATCATGTCCTTGAAGGCCTCGACGGACATCTGGCGCTGGATGGCTTCCTTGGTGTCGTTGGGGCCGAGGTACTTGGCGTACTGCGTGCCGAGGCTGATGATGGCGAGCTGGCGCTCGGCTTCGATCTCGGCCGGGGATTTGGCGATGACATCGCTCATGGTGCGGACCTCCAGAATGCGTTGCGGGGAAGGCTCGGGTGCAGCGGGTGCGGCTTGCGGAGCGGCTTCGGTTCCGGCCGAGCGACCGACTCCTACGGTGACGTCGGCCGGGATCGTCACGATCGACGCCTCGAAAGGCGTCCAGCGCGTCACCAGGAACGTCGGCGGCGTGTCGTTGGCACCGCGGGCGGCTTCCGGGCCGCTGCGGGTCCACGACTCGCCGTGGCGAGCGCGCATCTCGCGCTCGAATTCGTCGCCGGTGAAGGTGCGCACCGGGCGGTATTTGGTCTCGGGGCCGGTCGCGTCGGGGACGGGCTCGACCTCCTGGATCTCTTCGATGAAGTAGCCGACGCTCACCAGCTGGCGGATGCCGTCGGCCACGTCCTGCTGGATCTCCTGGCCAAGCGCCGAGCGCGAGAACTTGGCCGTACACCGCAGCATCCGGTCCTCGCCGATCACCGGATCCATCAGCACGCCGATCTGGTCCTCGGTGTCGTGGTTGAGCAGCAGCGGGTGGCAGTTGTCGGCCAGGCGCGTGAGATCCACGGCGCTGGCGTCGTGGCTCAGGATCTCGATGCCGAACCAGCGCTCGTAGGGCGCCTCGGAGCTGATGGCCAGGTCGATCGAATCGCCCTGGGCGCGCTGCGCAGGCTTGGCATTCAGGGTGCGAGTGAGGTGGGGCATCGCGCTATCCGTGGCTACGGGGAAGTGCGCGAAGGATGCCGCCGCGCGAAGCGGCGGTTAAGGCAAAAAATGGCCGGGGCTAGTGCCGCAGCAGCGGCAGCGCGGTGAGCAGCAGCGCCTGCTTGTTCCGGCGCGGGACGGGACTGCGCGCCGGCGCCACCCAGCCCGACGACTCGGCTGCCGGTCGACGGCGCGGTTCTCCGGTGCCCCCTGCCGCAACTACCACGGGCGCGGTGGCTTCCAGCAGCGAGCGCAGCAGAAGGAGCATTTAGCGCGGAACCAGCAGCGACAGCATCTTCGTCTGCGACGACGTCAAGTGGTACAGATTGTCGAGCTTGGTCGTCCCATCGATGAACGTCGAGATCCCGAGGCGGCCGCCGACCACCGCCGCGCCCTGCGGATAGCGCAGATAGGCGCCTGCATCGAGCACGCGGTTGCGAACGTCAAAGCGTGCCATGCGCTGGGTGCCGTTGATGTTCAAATGCAGGAAGCAGCCGCCCAAGGTCGCCGGCGCGTAGGCGCCGCACGTGCCTGTGGTAAAGGTCTGGCTTTTGTTGCCGTAGGTGATGTCGGCCGACCAGGTACCGTTGGCGCCGCCGGCGATGTCGAGTACGTCGATCGCCGAGCTGCCGCCGCCGCGCACGCAATAGATGAAGCTGTGCCGGTGATTGTTGGTCGTGTCGCGCGTAGTGCCAAACGCCTGCGCCAGGCAAACGCCGGCTCCGTTGGCGGATCCTGCCGCGCCGAAAGTCGTGGTGTTCCAGGTGTTGCCCGTGATGTTGTACGTATAGACGCTGGTCGTAGCCGAGCTGCGGCCGATAATCTTGTCGTCGTCGTTTTCGATGACGAACTTGGCCGTGGCCGACGGCGTCACCGCCCAGGCGGCGACCGTGAAGACACCCGTCGCACCACCCGTATGCGTCGAGATGCGACGCCGCTGGCCGGCAGCGGTCGGCGTCGTCGTGTCCTCGACGATGCGCACCTGGAAATTCCGGTATTCGTCGGCTTGCAGATCGGCCGGCATACCGGCGCCAGTGATCGAGGTCGCGCCCGAGGCCGTAGCCACGATGCAACCCTTCGACGTGCCACTCGTGTCGTAGGTACCGGCGCCACTGACAAAACCTTCGCCCGGCTTGCGGTCGTTGCTGACGTAGCTCTCGGAGAGCGCGACCAGCGACGAATCGGTGTCGATCGTCGCCGGCAAGTTGGTGGTCGCCAGGTTGCCCGAATAGCTGTTCGTCGCGATGTCGTAGTATTTCCAGCAGCCCGCGGCGAGCGTACCGGCCGACATCATGAAGATGCGACCGGATCGGATCTCGTAGGTATCGCCCGACGCCGGCGTGAAGCTGAACGGCGTATCGACCCAAATGGTCGGAGACGTGCCAGCCGTGTTGGCGACGATCGTGCGCTCTTCGGTATTACCGGAGCTTCCGGCCGCGCTGCCGACGATGCGAATGCGGAAGCCGACACCATCGCCGCGGTTGGCCAGCTGGTTGATGCCCACCGCGGCCGGAAGCGCCGTCGAGAGCACCACCTTGCTTGTCGTCGCTCCGGCGGCCAGCGTGCCACGCGGCCCCTGGCTCGGGTGCATGATGGCGCAGGCACCGGCGCCGAACGTGCCAGCCAGGCCGGGTGTAGCCAGCGCGCCCCACTCACCGGTGGTCGGATCGTAGAAGTCGAGCGCCGAGGCCGAACGCAGCAGCCAGAGGAACGGATGACTTATGTCGCTATTGCGGTTATCCCACGCCAGGCATTGCCCGGCCGCGTTGGCTGCCAGCGCATCGGCCTCCGGCCGCCACAGTGGCAAATCGATGATGTCCTTAAATCCGAGCGTGGTTGCCATGACTTACTCCGCGAGCGTAAAGGCGGCGCGGAAGTCCGCGTCGCCAAGAATCACCGGCCGGCCCTGGTTCGCGGGCACATAGATGCCCCATTGGCCAGACTCGCCGCAGCGCTCGCCGTCGGTGGTATTGAGAATCGTCGGGCCCTCGAGCTGAAACGCATCGCAGGCCGCCCCCTCGACATCGATATAGGTGCGAATCACGTGATCCTCCCCCGCAGGGCCGAGGCCCATTGCGCGTGCATCGTGTCGTAGATGAAGCTGTTCGCTGCCACACCGCCCACCTGGCTCATGCTGGTGAGCTTCGTCACCGTGGCGAGCGTTTGTGCGCCGCCGGTCGCGTCGAGCATCACGCGCATCCGGCCGGAAGTCGGATCGACATGCACCGGGTTGGCGATCACGCCAAGCAGGCGGTTGATGGCCACCAGGACGTCGCTGAGAGAGACCGGAACGTTCTGCGCCGTGAGTTGGGCCTGCGTTAGCGGCCCCGACACAGGCATTGCACGATTGCTCGAAACATCGCCTTCGGCGACACCGTCGTCGCCCAGCACCAGCTTGACGCGCTGGTACTTGACGCCGCCAATGTCGTCGGCTGCGGCAATGTCGCCACCGACGCCGGGATTGAGCTGGGTGTTGTCGCTCATTTAGGCGTCCCGCTCGATCGATTCGGATCCGGTGATCTCGCCGAATTCGTCCTTGGTCACCTTCACCGTCTGCCGGCGCGCCGGCAGGCTGACGACGATCTCGGGCGCGGGCAGGCTGGCTTCCAGCGTCACCGGCGTCGGCTCGACGCGGTTCTCGACGGTCACGTTGGGCGCCGCGACGTTCACGACGGGCGCGGGAATCACGATGGGCATGGCCTGAATGTCCTCCCGGATCTGGGCCGCCAGCTCGGCGCCCTGCGCCGCCAGCGTGGCGTGAATGCCCTGCGCGGCCTCACGCAGGTGCTCGGCGTCGAGGGCGACGCTGACGTGTACCGGCGCGACCGGTGCAGGCGTCTGTACCGGCTCGCGCGTGGCAGCGCGGCCGAGGGCGTCGATGGCGCTGGCCAGCGCGACGTCGGCGCGCACGGGCGCCGGGGTCGGCTCCGGCGCGGGTGTTGCGGGCTCGGGCGTCAGCCCGGCCGCCTTGATCGCGTCCGCCTCCTGCGCCAGTTCGTCGAGGATGTCGTCGAACTCGATGCCCTGCTCGGCGGCGATGCGGGTGCGGCTGGTGAGCTGGTTCGCCAATAGCGTGGCGTTGGCGTTGGCGTCCTTGGCCGGATCGACCCATTCCCAGCGACGGCCCTGGAAGCGGCTGGCGTAGCGGATCTGGTCGTAGCGGTCGGCGTTGAGTGGCGCGTTGTCGTTGATGAATGTGATCTGGTTCAGCAGCAGGCCGGTGGCAAGCCATTCCTCGAAGATCGGCTGCACCGCCGAGCCGACCAACCACTCCTGCAGCGTCATCCACACTTCGCGCTCGGCCAGTTCGGCAATGCGCGCCGAGCTGTAATTGACGTCCGTCATGTCGCCGGTAAGGTTGTGCGCGGCAACGCCCAGCCCGGCCGCTACGCCGCGCAGGCAGGCCTTGAGGAAGCTTTCGAAGTTCGCGTGCGGGTATTCCGGGTTCCAGCTCGATAGCGTGTAGCCGGGCGGCAGCTCGAACATCTCGCCGGCCTCGACCTTCATCTGCGGGATGCCGCCGCGCGTGCCGTCGTGGGTGCCGTCGGCCATCGTCAGCGTGGCGTCGCCGGCATCCTCGCTGCGCGAAATCGCGGCGATCTTGCTGGCCCCAACCTCGGCGGCCAGCACCGCGGCCTCCTCGAAGCGCTGGATTACGCTGGCGCGGATCACCACGGCGTGCATCCAGGTCACGCCGCGCACCTGCTCGGCGCGCTCCGGCAGGAAAAGGTGGATCAAGTCGCCGGCGGGGACGCGCTCCAGCGTGTTGGCGGTGACGGCGTAGTTCTCGCCGGGGTGGCGCGTCTTGAGGTAGTACGCCACGGCGAGGCCGCGGCTGTCCATCTCCACGCCCTGGCGCACGGTATGGCCGTTGTCGAGCGTGAGGTTGTACGTCTCGTCGAGGCGATCGGCCTCGAGCAGCTGCAGCGCCATGCCATAGGGCAGCTTGCGGTCGCGCACCTTGCGGATCAGCGCCTCGCCGTCGCGCGCCACACCCTTGACCGCCGTGCGCAGCAGGGCCGAGAGGTCGCGGTGGCGCCCGGTGATGTCCGCCGTGCGGCCCCAGCGCTGCCAGTGCGTCTCGACGGCGTCGTTGATCGATTTCGACAGCCCGGGCGGCTTGTTGCCACCCGCCGGGCGCATCACGCGCACCTGCAGCTTGGGATGGCAGCGGCCGACGACGTTGGATTCGACCAGGCCGAGGAAGCGCTTGCCGAATTCCGAGTTTGCGGCCAGGGCGCGGGCCCGGGCGCGCAGGATCACCAGCGAGCCGTCGAGGTCAGCGTTGATCGAGGCCGACCACGCCGAAAGCGAGGCCGTCAGGCGCGAGATCGACGCCCCGGCAAAGCCGCCGCCACTGCCGTGGCCGTAGGTGGCCGCATACGGGTCGCCCCGCTGGCCGGTGAGGGCGCGCCAGGCGGACGCGATGCGGGTCGTGAGGTTCATCGGCTCAGAAGGTAAGTTGCACGCGCCGGCCGTGGCCGGTGCCGGACTCGAGCGCATCGGCAGACAGCTCGGCCGCCACCTGGCCCTTCCAGTAGTTCAGTTCCTTGAGCATCTCGGCGCGGCTGGTGAATTTCATGCGGCGGCCGGCGATTTCGTACTCGCTGACGAAGGCGCGCGAGCTGGCGCCGGCTTCGTAGGCCTCCAGCAGCGCGTCGTAGATCACGCGCGCCGTCGAGCGGTCGTCCAGCGTGGATGCCGCCGTGGCGGCGCGGTAATCGGGCGCCACCACCAACGTGCCCTCGTCGACGGTGTATTTCTCGCTGGTGCCGCCCTCGACCCAGGCGATCCAGGTGTAGGTGCCGGCGGTGTAGCCGGCGGTGGTGGCGGCGGCGACGGTAACGGAATACCCGGCGCCGTCGGAACTGGCAACGACCTCGAAGCCGGCGTTGCTGGCGTGCTTGAAACGGTACTTGAGCGTCCAGGCGGTCGCGGGGTAGTCGTCGAGCGACCGCGTCCACTTCCAGGTATCGCCGGCGCGCAGCTCGCCGGGCTCGGTCGTCGGAACGTCTGCGGACATTGAGCCTCCAGAGGATGGCGCGAAGGATGCCGCCGCGCCGACCTCCGGTTAAGGCAAAAAATGGCCGGTGGCGTCAGCCCTTCGGCACCAGCAGCAGGTAGCCCTGGTCGCGCAGGATGGTCTTGGCTTCATGCGTCTCGGCGAACATGGCGCGGATCCAGTCCGCGCCGCCGGGACGCGGATCGCCCGGCGTGTCGTCCGGCAGCGGGCCGTCCTCGTAGTCGCCGGTCTCGTAGATCCGCAGGTCGTCGACCACGATCACGTCACGCCCCGCCCGGTGCGCCTTGATGCACGCCAGCTCGCGCCCGAGCGGCAGCGCCACCTCAGGGTGAAAGCCGGCATCGTAGGCCGCCAGGCCAAAGCCGGCCCCCGGGTAATGCGCGTCGAGCCAGTACAGCGTCGGCCCCAGCGCCGCCCGGGTGACCAGGTCCATGAACAGCGCCGAATCCATGCGGAAGATCGAGATCCGCGTGTCCTCGTTCAGCCGGCAGATCGCGCCGGCCGCCAGCAGCGGCTCGATCTCGCAGGACCATAGGTGCTTTAGGCCCTCGTTGCGCGCTACCCACGCGAGCGAATCACCGCGGGCGGTACCGGTCTCGACGAAGGCCTCGAGGCCGTGGCGGGCGATCGTCTCGGCCAGATCGAAGCGGAGCATGGAGCCCATTATTTCCCCGTTGTCAGTCGCCGCACTGTGCGCTCCGGGATGCCGGTGGCCACCGCCAGCTCGCGCGTGGTGCGCAGGTTGAGGCGCGCGAGCTGCACCGCGCGCTTTTGCTTCGGCAGGCTTTGCACATAGATGCGCTCGCCGCCGAATTCCGCGCGCACCGCCACCTCGGCGCTGCGCATGGCCTCGCCGACCGCCTGCCCGCTGGCCAAGCCCTGCGCCAGCCGTTCGGCCAGAAAATGAATCAGTTCCGACATCCGCTCCCCCTTTCCTCGCTCGCTCACCGCAGCCTCCCCATCGGGCCGATGCGCCCGATGCGCCGCGCCACCACCGGCGCGGGCGCCGCCGCCCCCGCCGTCCGTTCCGCCGCCCGCTGCTTGGCCAGCGGGTCGATCTTCGCCAGGCGGAATCCCGCCAGCGCGTATTTCCAGCAGTCGTAGGCCTCGTTGCGTACGCGCGTCTGCACCCATTCGCGCACCGGGCGCCCGCGCACGGTTTTTTCCACAAGGCGGTTGCTCGCCAGCTGCGCGAAAAACTCGTCGTCGAAGGCCGGCTCGTTCGCCGGGTAGTGGATGTAGCCGGCGCGCGGCTGGCCGTCCGCGCCGGGCGCCAGCTTGAGGCGCTGCGTGAGTAGAGCCTTGGCCGCCTCGTCGGACACCAGGAAGGGCGAAAAGCCCTTCTTGCGCCGCTTGCGCAGCCGCCGCTTGCGGTCGTCGTCGCTCTCGACCAGTGTCTTGCCGCGGCCCTCGATGCCCTTGCAGACGAACAGCCAGGGCCGCCGCGCAGCGAAGGCCAGCACCTGGTCGGTGGCGTAGCCGCTGTCGATGCCGCCGCAGTCGGGCGCGATCGCCGCAATCTCGGACGCCAGCTCGACCCACGGCTCGGCGCCCGCGGTGTCGCCTCCGATGATGATGTGGTCGATCGCCCAAAATTCCTCGCCTGGGCCGACGTCGTACACCGTCAGCTCGATGCGATCCTTCTGCACGTCGATGCCGATGGTGCGCACCTTAATCGCGCGCAGCCGATGTCCCGCAAGCTCTGGGTCGTAATTCTCCAGCCGGTTGAGGAGTGCCAGCGGGTCGATCTCTTCACCGCGCTCTTCCCAGGGCTCGCCCAGATTGGTGTTGATCCAGGCGCGCAGGGTCGCCGTGTTGTCCTGCGCCGCCAGCCAGCCGCGCACCAGCGACTCCCAGCTTGGGCCCAGCCCGATCGGCGCCAGCAGCGCGCTGATGTGGTAGCCGCGCACCGCCCGCTCGGGGTGGGTCGCCACCCAGCGCCCGGCGGCCAGCATGGCCGGCTTGTGGTGCTCGAGGATCTCGGCGCCGCACTCGCGGCAGACGTAGCGTACGTTGGCCACCGTGCCGTCGGCCAGCACGGTCCACTTCATGCCGTGGCCGCTCTCGGCGCCACCCCACTCCAGCGCCTGCAGCTCGCCGCAGTGCGGGCACGGTACCTGGTAGCGGCGCTGGTCGCTGCGCGCCCACTGGCGGTCGATCAGCCCGCCCTTGACCGTGGGCGTCGAGACGTATGCACGGATCGCGCGCGGGAAGGCCTTGGTGCGCCCCTCGGCCAGGGTGATGACGTCGCCTTCCTCGCCGATTTCTTCGGGAAAGCGGTCGAGGTCGTCGAGGATGATGATGCGCACTGACTTCTGCGCGTAGCTGTTGGCGCTGTTGCCGCCAGCAAGGAACAGCACCCCGCCTGGGAAGTCGATCAAGTCCTGCCGGTTGGCCGCGTCTCGGCTGCGCACGCCGCCCAGCACGTCGCGTACCGCCGGCGTCTCCTGTAGCAGCGGGTTGAGCTTCTGCACCTTCCAGGCGTCGCGCGCCTCGAGCGTGGGCATGAGCACCATGGCCGGCGCGGGAGCGTGGTGCATGGTGTAGCCGAGGATGTTGACGGTGGCCTCGGTGACGCCGACTTGCGCGGACTTGGCGACGACCACCTCGCGCACGCGGGAGGTGGAGCTGAAGCAGTCCATGATCTCGCGCAGGATGGGATTGCGGGCGGTGCGCCACCGGCCGGGCTCGCCGGCCTGCT